CAAGTGTTTTAACGATTGCAGTTGGCATTAAAATAACATTAAGAGTTGTTTCTTTGAGAATGGTTTGTGGTGTAAAAGTGACTGACCCGCTGACAGGATTGCCAATTAAATTTACATAAGTGCCTTCAACTATGCAGGTAGAAAGCGAGGCTGGCAACGCCATGGGTTAAACCCCTTGTCGAAGGACTGCTACTGACTGAGTTGATGACGCTACTACTGCGTAAAGGGCTTCATCTTGGTTTAGTTCAATAGAGATATTAGAATCAATAGCAAGTTTGAATCCGTAAGATGCAGAGGTTACTCCCGCTCCACCTAAAAATACTGCCTGACCACCTGTGGGATTTTGAACTAAAATTGTAGAACCATCTCTACCGCCACCTGCGGTAGCAACAGTTAAAAGGGTTGCGGTAGTTCCAACGCTAACTATTGCATGATTGATTGCCATATAAACTCCTAAGAAAGAAAAGGGCGACTTATTTTACCAAGTCGCCCTTGACACTATTCGGCGACTTCTTTTGTTTTCTTTGGCTTTTCAGCCTGTTTTATTTCCTCTGAAACATTATCTTCAATGAATTTTATGTAACGATTATTAGCCAAAGACTTAGCGTGACGCCAACCTTTGACCTCTACGATGTCTCCAGCCACAAGTTTGCGACCTTCAACGAGCATTGATTTTAAGATTTCGGCTTTCATATTACGCAGTCATGTCAATCCACACATACGAAAATGTACGCGCTGTGTCGTTAATTGCTGAACCTGTTGGATTGTAAAGATAAATTGATACTGTGTCCGCGGCTGAAATAGCGGCGCCCACGAATAACAAATCATCGTTTAGGTCTGATGGTGGATTTACAATAATGATGTCGGTTGTCTTTGCACCTGTAAGAGTGAAAGTAACTGAACCTCTAGTAGTTGCCGCTATTGAAGCGGGGTCTACTGAAGCCGTACCAAAATCTAATCCATACACCATGTCGCCAGTTGATGCTTGAATTGCACCGACTGAAACTTCGCCTCTTGAAATACGATTTACTTGTGGCATTTATTCCTCCTAAATAAAGAAGGGAGCGGGACGGTCAAAAGTCCCACCCCCTTCATTGACTAATTAAGCAACGATGGTATCCCAAAAGTAGCCGAGGTCAGCGGAAATGACTTTGTTATCAAACGACATTTCTGCTTCAATACGGTCTGCTTTAATGGATTCCATGCGGAACTGTGATGTTCCAATAGTTGCACCTAGTCCACCTGATACGCCAGTCCATGAGAATGTGTATCCAGCGGAAGGTGTCATAAGTCCAGGCTGAGGAGCAACATAAGCAAGAAGAGCCTTCTTACCATGAGCAAAGCCATAGGCTTCTGCGGCGCCTTCAACATTTGTTGCCTTGACTGCCTTAGCAACCATAACGCGAGGGATGTCAAACATTGCGGCTAACATATCGGTTGTGATTGTTTGTGAAGATGTGTACTTAATGCGGTCTACCAAGTCAGGGTGATTCTTTAGTGCCTTGAATACATCGTATCCAAGAACCAAAGTGTTTGGTTCCATGCCTGTTGTGCCTAGCATTTCTGACTTACCATTCTCAATATCTGAGATTGGGTCTGAAGAAGCGTAGTCACTCCATTGCTTTGTCTGTCCTGATGTTGGAGTTCCTGCGACACCAGTTACATCGTCTGCCCAAATACCTGTGGTAAAGAAGTCAGAAACAAACTGAAGTTCTCTACGAAGCATTAGACGGCGAGTAACGAACTCTGTTGCCTCACGAAGAGGATTTAGAGGAGCGTCTGCGTTAGCAACTGTTTGGTCATCGACATCTTTATGGAAAGCAAAGACATCGGCTGAATATGTAGCAGTTGATAGATTGTAACCGCCACCAGCAGACTCAGTTCCAGGCGCACGGCGTTGAGCCTCATCGCGGAACCAGTCATTCTTGGTGTAAACAAAATACTTATCGCTCTTCTTATCGACAGGAATTACTGGGAATACCTTGTCAGCGATAAAGTTTGTTTGGTTTTGTAGGTATGCAACTGAGATGTTTGTCAGAATTGCATCAATGTGTACTGAGTTTATATTTGGCTGTGGCATTTAGTTTTCCCCCTATGCCGCTCTACCTGAGGAAGCACAGTTGATTACTGCGGTTAGAATTTCATCTGACGCCGCAACTTCTGTAAGTGCTGTTCCTAGGATATATTGAGTGGTGGCAGTACCAACAGCAATACTGTCAGCCTTACCAATGGATGTAGTTGAAAGAACTGCGCCCTCAGCAATGGCTTCACCAGCAACTAACTTGGTGCCACCGACAACAAGAATTTCTGCTTCTTGTCCTGAGGTTGGTGCGTTCTGAAGAACTCCGATGGGACGGTCTGTATTAGCCGCGCATGTTACTGCTTCCCCACTTGAATTCAACTTAACGAACCTATACTGCAACGCGGAAAGGTCTGCACCTGCTACGAGGGTGACCTTTACCGAGTAATTAGAGATTTCGTATGCCATGTTTATTTAGCACCCTTCTCGGATAGGTATTGGCTATAAAGGTCAGGGTTTTTTGACGCAACATCGGCAATGGCTTGTGCCATTGATGTAGATGCTCCCTCTTCAACGGCAGACTTAGCAAGCGTAGTCATACGCTCATAAGCATTTCCTGATTTGAAGTCTGCGGATTTGCCTATCTCCGCAAAAATTGATGCTGATTCAGCCTGAGCATTTACGGAAGAAAGAATTTCTTCAACGCTCTTTGCTAGGTCAGAATCGGTCTCGGACAAACGGCGAAGCGCTGGTCCAACTTTTTCGGCATTGAGATTGAGGTTAGCCCAACCCTTTGCCTTCTCTACTGATTTAGCATCAGCACGGGCTTCACGCTCTTTACGAAGTTCAGCGGTTGCCTCCTCTGCTTGCTTTTTCAAATTTGTAATCATTTTGACAACTGATGAGGGAGCAGATTTCATATAATCTTTTTCTTCATCTTCGTCTTTTTCTTTTTTGGCTTCTTCATCTTCAGGTTTCTTTGAGTCCTCGTGAACCGCCATTTCAACTTCTTCCTCAGGCTTTTTCATTTCCTTCTCGGTAAGTTTGGCTTCGAGTTCAGCAATACGGGCTTGAGCCGCCGCTAATTCTTCCTCAATGGTTTTTTCAACCTTATCTTCAGTTGCCTCGGTAGTTTTATTCTCCATATCGGAGTCCTCCTTGGTAAGCGATTTGTCGAGAACCCTCTGAACTTCAGATTCGGATGCTGACTTCATAACAAGCCAACCCTCATGTAAGTGCGCTGGATGGTCTACACCACTCGTTTCCTCAATGGCAAGATTCACCATTTTGCGAGTACGGGGTTTCGGCATTTATGCTCCTAACAAACTAGAGATAAGTTTTTTTAGCATAGGGCTAATAAAAC